GAAGTGGGGACGCACAAGCCGGCGCGCTACTACACCTCGAGCGGGGTACAGATTCGCGGGTATGTCCGCACGCCCTGAACCGTGCTATACTATGTGTAGTTGGAGAGAGCATGATCCCGAAGCCGCCGTCGCATGTGGTGTCCCTGTTCTCAGGGGCGCCAGTCAAGAACACGGGAGCTGACGCCCTGCTCCAGCACATGCACGCCAAAGCGCAGGCGAAAGCGAACCGCTTCTCTAAAGTATACGAAGGGATCGAGGCGCGGGACATCACTCAGGTGTCTTGGTCCTTGCTCGAGGTTGCCGTAACCGAGATCGACGAGAAGGGTACGACCTGCCTCGGGCGCACTACGCTCATGGAGTTGGTGCGTCAGCTCTCGTCGAAGAGTGGCGCCGGAATGCTCGAGGCCGAGAAGGACAAGGCGCTTACCGACGTCACGACCTGGTTGCGGAAGAAAGCTGAGTGAGTCTGTCTCAGGCAGAGATTGCATCCATCATGGCAGACCCGGTTGAGTTCATCAGCCGGCTCACCATCGTGTCAAAGACAGGGAAGCTGATCCGCCTACGCCCGAACGCGGTGCAGATCGAGACCATCGAAGCGCTGCGTACAGGCAAGGACGTGGTCTGCCTGAAGGCCCGTCAGCTCGGGCTGTCAACCGCAGTAGCCTCCTACTTCTTCTGGCTCTGGTACACGAGCCCTGACCCCGAGCGGTACGCGGTCCTCTCTTACAAGCTGGCGTCAGCGAAGAACCTGTTCGGGATGTGGAAGGGGTTCTACGCACGGATGCCCGCGTGGATGCGCCGGCCTCTGTCAGTTGACAGTACCACGGAGATGGTACTGGCGGACACGGGCGCGATCCTCATGGCAGCCTCGGCGCAAGGAGACGGCGGTCTGCGGTCATGGACCTGCTCTGCCATCTGGATCTCCGAGGCCGCGTTCAGCGAAGGCTACGACGAACTCAAGTCCACTGCCGTGGCATCCCTCAATGGGGGTCAGCTGATCCTCGAGAGCACCGCCAACTACCACGGCGATCCGATGTACCTCGAGCGTCAGCTCATCGAGTCCGGGATGGTGGACGGCATCAACCTCTTCTTCCCGTGGTTCTCTCTGCCTGAGTACAGCACTCCTCCGCCCGACGGCTGGCAACCTGACCCGTCCAGCCCGCACTCCCTCGGCCAGCAGTACTGGGCGGAGGTCAACCGCAACAAGCTGGGCACCATCCGCTTCAGGCGCGAGTATCCGGAGACACCCGACCAAGCCTACGCTGCCGTGGCCGGGGCCTGGCTCGAGGACGGACTCTTCCAAGACGTGGAGTCCATCCGCCTCGAGACTTCAGGCGGAGCACTCGCAGGTGTAGACCCTCGGGACAAGTACGCTATCGGGGTTGACGCCGGCGCAGGTACGGGAGGTGACTGGTCCACCATCGTCGTCGTGTCTGCCATGACCCGTCAGGTCGTCGATGTCCGACGCAGCAACACCATGAGCCCGACCGAGTGGTCCGAGGTAGTCGCCGACGCCAGCCGCAAGTGGAACAACGCCAAGGTGTGCGTCGAGTCCAACGGTGTATGGGGTGGCGTCATCGTGACAGAGCTACGGCACATGTCGATCCCCCAGTGGACAGACGAGAAGGGCAACTACTGGACGACCAACGCAGAGTCGAAGCCCCGCATGCTCGAGGGTGTGCGCGATGCGCTGGCTCGGGGGCAGATCCAACAGCTCGACAGCTGGACCATCGGTGAGCTGCGCTCCTTCAAGATCGACGAGAAGGGCAGGCCGTATGCCCCGACTGGCGGTCTGCACCACGGCGATACTGTCATCGGATTGGCGCTGGCTCTTCAGTGCTTACTCACGGTGCGGGTATCTGACAAGCCCTTCCTGCCACAATGGATCACGGACCGCAAGGTTGCCGAGGCCAGAAAGCAGGGTGCCCGCCACGATCTTCGCCGATACTGACAACCTTGTGATACCCTGAGGCCACCATGCCCCGTACCGAAAAAGACCGCATCCAGTTCCTGCGCGCCGCGTTGCAAAACCATACCGACTTCTGGGACGAAGCACGCCCTCGGATGCGTCGCTATAAGAACGCGTACATGACCAAGTTCTATGCCGACATTGACCTCGTGTCAGACACGGCGATCCGCGTCGAGACTGCAGACGCCTACGCGACCATCGAGTCCATGATGGGCAGTCTGTTCACCAAGTACCCAAGTGTCGAGGTTGGACCTGACATAACAGGCAAAGGCGACGCGGTGTTTACGAAAACAATCGCCAACGACTTCCTCAAGTCCGCGCGCACACAGGTCGAGTCCGCTGCACGCATGGCGCTCATCTACACGAGCTCCTTCCTGAAGCTGGCCCCGCGTGAGAGCAACACGCTGCTCGGTAAGATCGCGATGCGCGCCATCCCTCCGTGGCAGATCATAGTAGATCAGGACGCGGCGGCATGGGAGGACTGCAGGTTCGTAGGCCACGTGTACTACCTGTCTGTCGACGAAGCCACCGCCAAGTTCGGCAACAAGAAGTTCGTGGGCGCACCTCAACGGGACTACTTCACCGATTTCGAAAGGAACAACGACCGCAGCTACCGCAGCTACAATGGCACGTCGAACGCCGAACTTCCCAATGAGTACCTCTACATAGAGGTCGTCGAGATGTACGACCTGCTCAACTCAGAGCTGTTGTTCTGGTCGAGCCACTACAAGAACGGAGCAGAGCTGCTGAGCAAGGACGCGATCCCTGTCATGACCTTCGACGGGCGTCCTCTGCCAAACATCGTGCCCTTCTACTTCGCACGTCAGCCCGACCGCCCAATGATTGGGTACTCTGCTATGTCCCGCGTCTACGACCAATGCTTCGAGAAGAACGTGCTGCGCACCTTCTGGGCAAACGCCGTCCGACGTGACAGCCGTCAGTTCATCTACAAGGAAGGAGCCTTCGACGACGAGGCTCTTGCCAAGATCACGAGCGGCGTCGACGGGGCGATGATCCCCACCGACAACGACACACTGGCCGGCCTGATTGCCGAGGTCCCGGTTACGCCTATCAGCAGCAACCACGCAGCGTACCTGAACTACATCGAGTCAGACCTGCAGAAGGGCAGCTTGACCGCCGGCTTTACTCGCGGCGAAGCGAGCAAGGCCACGGCAACAGAGGTCACTGCGCTCATGCAGTACACCGCAAGCGAGCTGGGCAAGATGGCCCGCGACCGCGATGCCACCATCGAGCAGGCTGTCACCCTGTACATCCGCATGCTCATCCCGCTGCTCGACGACGGTGAAACTATTGTTATTGCCACTCCGTCCGGAGCCAGCGCGGCTTCTGTCGAAAAGATAGATGCAGACTGGTCGTTCTATGCAACGGACGGCGGCGGGACTCCGATGACTGACATGGTGCGCAAGCAGCAGTTGACACAGTTGCTCGCCGTTCTGCCTGGCCTCGGCGTCCCCGCCGACAAGCTGCGTGCAGAAGTCGTGCGTCTGTTCGACCTGCCCGAAGCGTTCAACGAGGCGGCTCCGCCTGCACCTGCACCGGAGGCCCCGGCCGCTGCGCCCGGTAGTGTGGTAGCCCCGCCTGAGGCCGCGCCTACCCCCTCGGCCGACACCGCTGCCGTCATCGGAGGCGTGTGATGCCCATCTACGACTTCGTGTGCAAAGAGCACGGCGAGTGGGAAGCCCTGGTCAAGTGGGCTCAGGGTTCGAAGTGTCCGGAATGCGGCGAGCCCGGCGTACAGCAGGTGTCCATGCCTGCGAAGATGACCACGCTGTGGAACGCAGGCTGGAACTCCGGCCTCAGTGGCAATGGCTTCTTCAGCCCGAGCGCCGGGCATCGCGTTGCAAACAAGCGCGAGGAAGAGAAGATCATGAACGCTCGCGGCTTCGTGAACGAGAAGGACGTCGGGGGCGAAGCCATGCACGACACCCTTGTCTCTCGCAAGATGGACGAGAAGAAACAACTTGACGCAACGGCAAACCTGTACCGGGAGAACTTGAAGAAGTTCAACGGGGACAAGGTCATGGCCGTCACTGAAACCTTTCCCGCCAAACAAATGCTTGAACAGGCGCATGCCCATGATGCTGCCAAGGAGTCCCCATGATGTCACCAGAAGAAAAGGCCAACCTCGCGTCGATGCGTTCCGAAGCCATGACCCGTCAGGGTGATGTCGAAGAGAGCGAGGACGAACTGTACGCTGCGTCCGCGCCGAAGGGTTCGTTCAGCGGCAAGGCAGCCAACGCGCTGGTCGAAGCGACCAACCGTCTGCTGCCTCTGTTCGGCATCAAGGACATGTACGACCGCTTCTCAGAGCCCAAGATGTCCACACTTCCGCCAGAGTTCATGCGCTTGCTGACCATGTTCGGCAAGGCGTTCGATGACGCCATCGAAGAAGGCGTGCTGCCCGAAGACGCGAAGATCGACCTCACCGTGATCACCGACGACAACGGACTGCAGGGCCTGGCGGGGCGCATCGGCATGGCCGCCAAGTCCGGCACCTTCAAGCGCTTCCTGACCAAGAAGGTCAAGGAGTCCGCGCCCGCCGAAGAAGAGTCCATGGAGGAAGAAGCCCCGATGGACTCTGCCGAATCCACTGACACCCTGTTCGCAGGAAGGATGTAATCATGCTCGATACCGCAGCCACGCCCGTCGCACCTGCCGCTGAAGCCCCCGTCGAAGTTGTCCAGTCCGCCGAAGCGGAAGACATCAGCCTCGATGAGCTCATCGGTTCAGCGTATGACGATCACCCCGAACTGAAGGGCGGGCACAAAGGCCTGCCCGACTACAAGAAGATCCTCGAGCACCTGCCGGAGAACGGGCGCAAGCTCGTTGGAAATCTGCGCGCCTCGTACACGCAGAAGACAACGGAGATTGCCACGCTTCGGCAGCAGCTCGAGGCAGAGCGCGCATCCCTGGCCCGCGACCGCGAGCTGATGACCAAGTCAGAGTTCGCACAGCGGGTAGCAGAGCAGGCATCGAAGCCGTTGGAGCACGATGCTTGGAGTGACGAGGGACTGCAGGAGCGGATCGACGTGAAGGCTGCGCAGATGATGCAGCAGATGCTCGCCCCGTTGCAGCAGGATCTCGCCACGCAGAGCCGGCAGGTCGCGCTTGACTCGTTCAAGAGCAAGCACCCCGACCTGACCTCGGACGAGATGCGCATGCCCGTTGCGCGTCTGCTGATGGATCGCCCCGAGCTTCGGCTCGAGGATGCGTACTACATCGTGAAGGGACAGGTCGCCAAAGAGCAGAGCACGGCAGTGAAGACTGCACAGCGCGAGACTCTGATGAAGACCTCGACTGGCAACGCCGTGCGCAGCGCCGAGGCTCCGAAGTTCAAGGACGCGTGGACCGCATACCAGTGGCACAAAGCCCATGGCGCGAAGTGAAGAAGGCCAGCAAGAAGGTCGTGAAAAACCCGGCGACCGGGCGCACTAAGACTGTGCGCTTCGGTCAGGTCGGCGCGACTATTTCTCCGGGCACATCGCGGGGTGACAGCTACTGCGCACGGTCTGCTGGCATCAAGAAGGGGCTGAGCCCCGAGAAACAGAACGACCCCAACACCCCGAACAATCTGTCACGGAAGAAGTGGGGATGCGTGGGAAAAAAGAGTAGACGCTGAACAGCACAAAAACGTGCTATACTGCCGGCAGTGCAACTCCTCCCGACTGCCTCAGCGGAACCCCAACAGGTCACCCGTAAGAGAGAACTGGGAGAGCGGAGCCCTTCGGCCACCCGACTGACTTAGTCCTGTTCCCCAAACCATTCAGTTAGGAGGCCGACAAATGGCCATTTCAAATGAACTCCTCTCCTCGACGCTGTTCAGCATCCGGGACGGGGAAGTAGACGAACTCTTCCAGCGCGTCCCTTTCCTCGACTTCGCCAAGCGTCTTGGTGGTATCGAGTACGAAGACGGCGGCATCAAGATCCAGCGCCCGTTGGCTGTGTCTAACCACTCGACGATCACCCAGCTGGCGACCGGCTACGAGCCCGTCTCCCTGGCGGTGCAGGATGTCATGCAGCCCGCTCTGTACGAGTGGTCTGACTTCGTCGCGCCCATCGTTGTCACCAAGAAAGAAGAGCTCGAGAACGCGGGCGAGAAGGCCATCGTCAAGATCGTCGAAGCTCGTATGCGCAACGTCATGGGTCTGCTTCGCCGCGAGATCAATCGTCAGCTCGTTGCCGGTAACTCCGCCGTCCTGACCTCCCTCGGGACTCTGAACGGCGTTGCCTTTGCGACCGGCTTCCTCGAGCAGGGCGCTCCTACCGCCGCTGGCCAGACCAACTTGGTGGGCGGTCTCGCTCGCTCCTTGGTTCCTGACGGCAACGGTCTGTTCAACCGCATCTTCGATTCAGGCGCTGCCTTCGGCACCAACGGTATCCGGGGCATGCACCAGATTGCAGCCGAGACCTCGGCCCGCGCGCCGATGGGTGAGATCAAACTCGTCCTCACTTCGGAAGCTGGCTATGCCAACTACCGTCGCAGCATGTTCGAGAAGGAACGCTACATCGACGAGAAGCAGCTGAACGCCGGCTACATGTCCCTCGCCTTCGGCAATGCCGCAGTCGTCCAGGACGTGTTCATGCCTGACGCCACGGTCAACGGCGCCGGTAATGCTGCAACCATGTACTTCATCAACTTCGATGGTATCAAGTTGGTCATGCACTCCGATGGTGATCTGGCAGTCAGCCCCTTCGAGTACATCCCGGGCACTACCGCTCGTTCCGCACAGATCTACTGGAAGGGTCAGCTCATCGCTGACAATCTTGCCAGCTGCGCACTCCTCTTCAACGGCGAGGCATTCTAATCATGGCAACTTCTACGCTCATCCAGTATCTGGAAACCACTACAAATCTCGCGGCAGGCGGCACGACTCAGGTCGGCGTCTCCCCGGGCAACCGTCGTCAGGTCGAGACGTTTCTCACGGAGACAGCCATCACCGTGGGCCAGCTCGTGGCCCTCGACGGCGCGAAGCTCGCAACCGACGCATCGGGCGGGCTCACCATGGCCACCGTTATCACGGCTGATTTCAACTCCGCCCCCGTCCGCAAGATGGTGGTTGGTGTTGCTATCGAAGCTGTGACCGGCACCGCCACCTCGCCGCAGTTCATCAAGGTCTGCGTCCGGGGCGTTGTGACCGGTGTCGTGACGACCGGTGTGACTGCTGTCGGCCAGACGCTCATCCTCGACGCTGCTGGCGGAGCTGGCGCTTGCCAGGGCCAGGCCACGCAGGTTGATGAGGGCGGCGCAGCCATCGTTCCTCTCGGCCCCGCGATTGGTTATGCCCTGACCGTCGCCGCCGCAGGCGTCTGTACGGCCTACGTTCGCGGCCTCTTCAACTGATCTCGCGACAGTAGCAACAAGTCGGGTGGTGTGGGATAATCGTCCCGCACCGCCCGCATCTGCATGGAGTACGCGTGAACCTGACCGAAATCCGAAACAAGATCAAGTCAATCACGGACTACTCCCCGGAGTTGACCGTCTACAATGAGCAGCTGGACCTGCTTGTCAACGACGCGTACAACGCCATCTGGACTGAGAAGCGCTGGCGCTTCGCACAGAAGACCATGTTCATGGACGTCTGGCCGGACGTCGTGTCGCTCCAACCTGACGGCACCACGAAGACTGTGAGCGTGACCAACAACCGCCGCAGCCTCGTCTTCAGCGGCCCGATCAAGGCGCTGCTCTCGTACCCCTATCAGTGGGAAGGGCAGATCATCGAGGTCGACGGGCGCGACTACTTCATCGACGCCGTGATTAATGGCACCACGATCCGCTTGCGCGAACCCTTCCGGGGCACCACGCTGGCGACCAACGGCACGTGGAAACTGAAGCACCGCTTCTACGATCTCCCGCCGGACGCCATCGAGATCCTCGGCCTGCTGCACAGGGACACCCCTGCGGTCGGGAAGATCCCTCCGTACGGCGCAATCCGTGGCATCACCGCGCGCCGCGAGGAAGACCTCAATCTACGCGAGGACTTCACCAGCTTCTACTCGCAGTGCTACATCCCCTACGGTACGAGCAACGTGCCCCCGGCGGAGACGGTGCTGCTGTCGCAGGGCACCGGTACCATCCCCATCGGCACCTACCTCGAGCTGTGCTGGGCCTACGAGACTGACGGGGGCAAGAAGGTCGGCGCGCTCAGCGAGTCCGCCATCCTCCCGATCGTAGGGCAGTTTGCCGCTGGCATCGTCGTCACCTTCAAGACGTGGGACGGCGTGACCGTCATAGCTCCCGGCTACGTTGACACCATCGACCAGGTGATGAACCCTTTCGAAGGGCTGCGGAAGCGCATCTACTTCAACCAGAACTTCAACAGAACCACGGGTATACGCAACCCCGGCCTGCCTGTCTGGCGTGAAGTGACCTTCGGCGGGACTGCGCCGCTGCCTGCGATGCCGTTCCTGAACACCAGCGAAGACCCTGTCCGCGTTCCCGACATCTCGGGCACGTATCAGATTGAGTCGCTTGCACAGGTCAGCCCGGGCAACAAGCGGTACATCGACTACGACGGCTTGCACCTCCGCTTCCGCCCGTACCCCCGCCCTATCGGCAACGACTTCTACTACGACCTCGTACCCGGTGCGGACGGCGAGGCTGGTTTCAACGCCGCGAACGAGCGCCAGTTCCGCCAGTGGGAATGCCGCTACTACCGCAAGCCCGCGCGCCTCGGACTTCCGACCGACACGCCAGAGTTCCCCATAGAGTTTCACCAGCTGGTTATCTATAAGGTGCTGCACGACATCTACAGCAAGCACGACAACCTGGCGCAGGCGGGCAACTACCAGAAGAAGTACGAGAAGGAGATCCTCCGGCTTCAGAAGCGCTACGTCGACAGCGTCGACACTGACATTGTGCGCGGCCAGTTCGGAATCACGGGCCGCATCTTCTCCCCATACGATCCTGCCTCCCTCCGCCGGGTGAACTAATGCAGACGAACGCCCTCCCCGATGTAGCAGCAGGCGGCATAGACCAACGGTACACGATCAATCAAAACTCCGGGGAGAACGTACAGAACTACCGCTACCTGGCCGATGGCGGGTGGCGCAAAGACCGAGGCTGGGAACCGCTGATCAAGTACCCGCCTTCCGGGTTCACCCTGAGTGCGGCAGAGCTAATCGTCGCTCGCTCCCCCTGTCGCTTCCTTGCGGTGTGGTCGCGCCACGGCGGGTCAGAGGAGTACTACATCCAAGAGCGGGCAGGCGTCCTGTCTTACACCTATGGCAACGTAGGCAACGCCGGCACCGCCGAGGTCGTGCTGGCTACTGGTCGGCATCTGCCCAGAGTGGACGAGCCCGGCACACAGCTCGTACCGTACGGCCGCTTTGCGTTGCTGCTCAACGGCACCAATGAGATGTTCAAGTGGTGGGGCCGGGCAAAACTCGAGCCCTTCGGGTTCATCCTGCCTACGCCTACTCCTTACTGCGTCGGCGTGCAGGTGGACTATCAGACGTTTGAAGGGACTGCCTACGGGGACCCCATCAACAACAACCTCCGCGACATCGCCGTGCAGTTCCTGCCGGGCGAGTACCTCGGCCTCGGCGAACCCTTGAAAGGTTCGATCAATGCCTACTCCTACCGTCAGTCTTACATCACGGATACGGGCAGCGAGTCTCCCGTCAGCGCTCCGGCCAACGTAAGCTGGACGTTGTACACAGACACCAACGCGCCCGGTGCTACGGCAGAACAGCGCATCCTACTTGCTAACGCCAACGAGCGTAAGTACGGCGTAATGGTGCAAGGGCTCGAGCCCGGCCCTGACGGCACCGTTGCCCGGCGCATCTACCGCACCAAGAACAAGAAAGACGGGCTGACCGGAGCAGGCGACGTCTACTACTTCGTCTGTCAGATCAACGACAACACGACGCGGAACTACCTCGACTGCATCCCGGACAACGAGCTCGTCAACGCCGCCCCGACCTTCGCGGACTCTGTCACGATCTCGAATGGCTTCAAGTACGGCGCGGCGTGGAACGGTGCGATGTGGCTGGCCGGCGGGGACGCTACGCCCACGCGGATCATCTACTCGGTGCAGGGTTTGCCGGAACAGTTTCCTGCGTTTAACTACTTCGACGTAGGGGTGCGGGACGGCGGCCACATAACGGCCGTCGTACCTTACTATGACGTGCTCTTGGTCTTCCGCGAGAAGGCCATCGACGCCGTGTTCACGAACGCAAACGGCGACGGGTTCACCTGCACCACGGTCAACCAGTCCATCGGCACCATCGCTACGAACACCATCCGCCTCGTGCCCGGTGTCGGCGTCATGTTCCTGAACTTCGACGGCGTGTACCTGATCACCGGCGGTCTGCGCGGCGGGGCCTCGATCACAGTTACCAAAGTCAGCGCCAAGTTCGAGAAGGAGCTAAGCCGCATTTCGAAGAACTCTCTCTGCAGAGCAACCGCTGTCTACTCCGACCGGGAGAAGGAGTGGTGGTGCCACTTCCCCGTGGACGGCCAGACCGAGAACACACGGGGCGTGGTCTTCGC